CTATACTACCCATAATTCCTACTTATTAATTTTTTGGTTAGGACGTTTACCCCATTTGCCATAAGATTCATCTCTACGATCTTTCATAGATTGTTTCTTAGTGGATTCTTTTCCAGTACGCATTCCTAGAGATTCATCTTCTCTTGCTTTGTAGCCTTGTTTGTATTTTTTAACAGAGCCACCTTTTTTCTTCCCAGCTTTGTAAGGGAATCTGGATTTATAAGGTCTTGTTCCGAAATCGTTTCTCATGTTTGTCTCCTTGTGTGATTGTTAATACAATTAGTTATAAAAAGCAATACTATTTCTTGCTTCCGCCATTACGGAAGATTTGTGTTCCCTTTATGCCAAAAACGCTCGCCACGACGAGAATCCATAAATTTGTGAACCATTTTGGAAGGTTAGAAAAATACTCAAAAAAGACATCTATCTTCTCCATAGCCGCCGGATCCTCTGTCCACACCGACCAAGCGAGCACAATTATCGGGAGTGTCAAAATCGCAAGGACGATTTCGTCCTTGTAATCGTTTTGCCGCGCTTCTAAAAGTTTGCCCTGGTAAGATTCTTCACCGGAGGCCATACGCTGTGCATGCATAAGCTGTGCATCAGACATAGCCATTTTCGTCTTCTGACGATTGGCATATATCTTGCTTCCAGCCTGCAAAGCGATCTTTGCTAAACCGAACCAAGCCATATTAGTACCAGGTTACAGTTTTATCTTTAGAGTTAAGCATTCTTTTAGTGCCTTTAATCTCGTTTTTATCGCCTTGAGCGATATAAACGCCTTTTCCTCTAAAACTTGACGCACCTTTTGGATCGATGTGTAAATTTTGAGGAGGCACAGAGACATTATCAGTTTTATTCAAGGAAACGCTTCCTTTTCTACCGACTTTGTCTTTGCTTGCTTTTTCTATTTTAGTCATAGTTTCTCCTTAGTTGTTATAGACTACCTTTTCGGACCTTTCAAGGTCTTTACGTCCTTCGCTTTCATACGATCAGACGTTAGTTTAGTTTCAGCGGACATGATTGACTTCGTAATCGCCGTATCAGCTCTTAATTGAGCTAAATCTTCGTTTTGTTCAAGCTTATCATCCGTGATTTCTCTATTTTGGACTAATTTAGCCTGATCAAGGTTGATTCTTGCTTTAGTTTCTTCTTCTTTACGCTGATTTTCCATCGCTTTCAAGTCAACTTCTCTTGATTTAAGTTTTAATAGAGGGTCATGGTCAAATTGAGAAGTAATTCTCTTCTCTTCATGCATGAATTCTTCAGTCATTTCAGCAATTAAAATCGCTTTTCTGGCTTCGATCTTTTGAGAAATTTGTTGAAGCTGCATTTTAGCTTGTGGATTCACAGTAGCTTGTTGTTGAAGCTGTGCTAACATTTGCATTTCTTCCCTAAACTCTAATTGAATCTGTTCCTGAGCCATAAGTGAAATATGCTCTAAGCAATTTTTTTGTAAAGCAGCCATAACCGGTGGATTATTTCTCACCATGTTCGTTGCCATAAAATTTAAGTGTGATGTGATATGCGCTCGGTGGTCTTGACCAGGAAATGCTTGAAAAGGCTTTTGAGCCAAAGCATCAATATTTTCCAAAGCCGGATCCTTTGGTAAAGGAGGCGGCGGTGGAGGTAATACCTGATCAATGTTTTTGACCCCGATTGCTTCATACATCTTACGATACGCTACATATAAATTATGCATTTGAGGATTCGACATCGCAAGTTGTAATTCTGTTTGTGCCATAGTTATTCGTTGAGACATAGAGAAGATATTTGGATCCGCTACGGGTAAAACATCTATTCTGTCATCAAAGTCGGCTTGTTTAACATTTTTAGCAGCCCCAACCACATCATAAGGATATTCGGGAGGTAAAAATGTTGCAAAAACTTTTGCTAATAATTTAAATTCTTGTTTCATACCTACATAGAGTCTTTTATGGATAGCACTCATAACTCTTGAGCCTCTTTCGAGTAAAGCGATCGTTGTTCCAACTGCTGCGCTTTGATTTCCTTCACCTACTTGCATATCAGCAATAGCCGCGAATCTTTGACCTGCTTGAACTACAATACCCATCAGTTGTAATAAAGTTTGTGAGGGTTCTTTGTAAGGTAAATTATAAAATGAATCTTTTAAATTTCCACCCGGTGCATCTACATCTCTCCACTCACCTGGCTGAATCGGTTGTGCATCATCTCTAACACGCACACCTCTTTGTTTAAATCCAGCAGGTAAATTAGATAATGTTCCTGCGTCTAATAATTGGCGGAGAGCAGCCGTTGCAGTTCTGCTCAAACCGCCAATCATGTGAATGAGTCCAAATCCGTAAAATCCTAGTCCTGGCAGAAATTTGAAGTGGACAAAATATTGGATTTTCTTCTTCAATGGATCATTGGGCGCAAAGTTCCTTCTTATCGAAAGAACCTTTTGACTACCATATTCGACTGTTACGACGTATGGTAGTTTTACTCCTGTCGGTTCACCCGTTTCAGGATGTAAATCTTCAAATCCTTCTAAATCTAAATTAACATGACACTCTAATAAAGTGTACATCTGTTCGTTTCTTGCAGTTCGTGTTGTGCCTTCTAATTTTCGTTCTGCATCTTTTAATCTGTCGTCTGGTGGATAACTAGGTGCTGCTAGTTCAATATCTCTATAGAAACCAATCACCTGTTGTTTTCTTAATTCATTTTCTGACATCTTGACAATGTGAACCACGGCTTCTGCATCATCTAAAGAATTCGCTGTATAAGGAACTACTAAATCATCAGCAGGTACAAATTTTGATACTGCTCTTCCTAATAGCTCGTCATAATAAACTTTTTTAAAAGTTGATCCTGCTAAAGGTAAATGAAATAACATAGAATCAAATTCTGGTTCATATTCTTTCATGACATCAAGAATTTGATAATTCATAAAATCTTTAACTCGATCTGATTGTGATTGTCTTTGTGGGCTGGATGCTCCAATAATTTGAGTTCTTACCGGTCCATCAGCTGGCAATAGCTCTTTATAAGCTTGCGCTTGAAACTGCGTAACCGCTTCTGCAAGTACTGGGTGAGTTGCGCCACTTGCGCCCTGAAATGGTTGAGTCCTATTAACATACTTAAATCCTAAAAGGTCTATACCATTAATGTAAGCTTGCTCCCAATCTTTTCTGGACATTTTATAATCCATATAATCGCCAGTAAGTTTATTACCGACTGGATCTAAAATATCATCAGGTAAAATATCTGCTAGATTATCAAAGTGTTCTTCCGTTCCAGGAATATTGGGTCTATTGTTTGGATCAAAATCAATTGTTGCTCCACCTTCTTCATCCGGTGTCACTTCAACAGGACCCTTTTCTTCAATCTCCGTAATATCAACTTCCTCAAGAGCTTCCCGTGAAGGAACCTTCTGATCCGTTAATACGTTCGGGAGAGCTTTATCTATTCGATTGTCTGCCATTTAACTTCTCCAGTTTCTTTGTATCTTGTTTTACTTCTTTTCGCAAGCCTTGTGGATTCGGTCCTCTTAAAGGAGGAATCTGACTCCATTTAACATGCTTCATATTTTTAACTAACGTTGGGTTTTTCATTTTTTCTTTAAACTCGCTATTCCACCATCAAGGTACGAGGCTCTGCCTCCTTTATTAAAACCCAAACCTGGGTGTTCATACATTAAATTCTCATAAGCTGCTTGTGTAATAGGCGCATCAGGATCTAATCCTCTTGCTAGATTATAACGATATAATTCTTTGGGATCAAAAGCTACCATATCATCAATACGTTCTTGCTCTTTTATCTTACCTGGTGCATCTAACGTAAAAATATTTGTATTTAACCAGTTTCCAATATTTCCTGCTTCAGGATCGACTTGCCTACTTTGCATATCATAAGCGTCCACTTTTTCTTGTCTAAGTTTTTCTATAGCTGCTTTTTGTAAATTTCCAAAAGCCCCATACCACTCATTGTCTGTTATTGAACCTGCTGCTTTGGAAAGTTCTAATGGAGAGGCAATGCCTCCTGTTTTACTAATCGATATATCATCAACAATTCCTTGAACCCATTTATCAATTTCAGGTTCCATACCTTCTTGCCATTTATTATAGGCATTAGTTATTCTTTCCAACATCTCATCTCTCTCGGGGCTTGCTTCCATTCCTTTAAGTTTTTCAATTCTCTTTTGATAGGTCTCATGTTGTTTCTGCACGTTGCCTATTTTTTCATTCATCTTGTAAACATTTTCAAAGGCTCTTGGATCAATGCCCATTTCTTTAGCCGTCTTCTTTAATCCTTCAATATAAGTCTTATTATTATAAGCTCCTAGGGTTGCATTATCTAATGCAATGCCTGCAGCTTCTTTTTCAGATTTACCTTTAGACATTTCATTCCATTTATCTAAATAATAAAATCCAATGTCGGCACCTGTCCATCCTAAAACTTTTCTAGGAAGAGCTCCCATCTTTTTAAACATTGCAGGAAGATTAGCGGGGAAGGAATAAAGTTCGCCTGCGCCTGAGATTTTAGGTTTGAATTTTTTTATTCTTTGAGACCATCTTGGAGTATCAGGATAAAAATGTGTAGAGCCTTTTTTAACTTGATTAATAATCTTCTCTCCTCTTTTTCCATAATCTTGATTAATTCTTTTAATCACATCATCACTAAGTTCTTTGGTAGTCGAACTTTGAACACTAGCAATTTCATTCATTGCATTTTGAACCAAATATCTAGTTTCTCTATCTCCTCCCGTTTGAATAATTCTTTTTTTATCAAGGAAATTAAATTTACCTGTTTCAGGGTTGAGTTTTAATTCATCCACATCTAAACCTAATTTTTTAGCTTTAGCAGCAGCCCCATTTATCTCGGAAGCTAGTTTTGATTTATCTTGATGCTTAGTATAATTCATTAATGCTTTATAGACATCTCTGTCATAAGTCATGGATTGAAGATCATTAATATATCTTGGTTTCCAGGTATAACGTTCTTTCCAATTTTTTGCAGCATCTTCATCCAGTAAACCTAGATCGTATAATTTTTTCCCTTGAATGTTTCCAAAGTAATGCGATCTTACAAACTCTAAAGCACTTTTCCCCTCTTTGCTTAATTTGTCTAGTTTTAATCGTTTATTCAAATTCGTTGTAACTGTTGTTCCTTTTTGTTCAGGGTTAGCAAACCATGCCCACGATCCTTTTCCTTCAGGCGTCCATCCAGGTTTTCCTTTTAGAATTTCTTTATATCGTCTTTGATATTG